AAGTTTGCACGTAAAGAAGTAACACTAACACAAGATCTTACAGGCTTTGCAAAAGGTCTTAACGATGTATTTAGTGCCGCACCTCTAGCCAAGCCATTTTTTTTGTTTGCTAGAACAGGTGTAAACGGTCTTGCACTTACAGGTAAGTATACACCCGGGTTTAACTTCTTAGTCAAAGAGTTTAACGATATAGCATTTGCAAACCCAGCTGACTTAGCAAGTGTAAACAAGTATGGTATATTTACACCAGAAGAACTTGCTAATGCTAGAGCTTTACAAACAGGACGATTGGCGATAGGCTCTGGTGTAGTTATGATGGCTATCAATGCTTGGATGCGTGGTGATCTTAACGGTAACGGCCCAGTTGACAGACAGAAAAGGCAGGTCTGGATAGATGGTAAGTGGGAACCTAGAACAATTAAGCTAGGTGACGTACGCATAGGCTATGACAACTTTGAACCATTTAACCTTATTATGTCTACTATTGCTGACGTAGGTGACGCAAGTGAACTTATGGGTGAAGAGTGGACAGAAAACCAGTTAGGCAAGATATCTCTTGTTGTAGCACAGGCTATTACAAGTAAGTCATACCTAGCAGGTATACAGTCATTTGTAGATCTATTTGGTGCTAGACCCGGACAAGGCCCACGTATTGTAGCATCTCTTGCTAACAACACTGTACCTCTTGCTGGTTTACGTAACGAACTTGGTAGATTATTTACACCCTACATGCGTGAGATAAACTCAGGTGTAATACAGTCTATACGTAACAGAAACTTACTTACTGAACAACTAGCCGGTACAAAACAGTTACCTAAAAAGTATGACTTACTCAACGGTAAACCACTAAGAGACTGGGACTTCTTAACAAGAGCATATAATGCTGTAAGTCCTGTAACACTTAACTTAGAACAAAGCAAGGGTAGACAGTTACTATTTAACAGTGGCTACGATCTACGTACATCTACATACTACGCACCTGACGGCACAAAGCTTACAGATAATGCAGTAGTTAGATCTTTGTTTCAACAAGCCATAGGTGAGCAAAACCTAGAACTAGAACTTGACAAACTAGCTGACGATCCTAAGATACTAGCATCGTTAGAACAGATGCGTACAGATATAAAATCTGGTAGACGTGGTGACTTTGATACAAGAGACTACTACCATAACAGAATTATAGAACGTCTATTTTATAATGCACGTAGACAAGCTTGGGCTAAGATTAGTAGTCAACCAAATGTAAGAAGAGTTATACTAGAACAACGTGAACAAGAAATAGCACGTATTGAAAAACGTACGGATACCGCAAACATCCTCAATATACCTAAATAAATGGCAACAACATTCATAGATTACACTGGGGATGGGAACGCTACTAAGTCGTTTTCCTTCCCTTCTATCCAAGTATCTGATGTAAAAGTAGAAGTCGATGAAGTAGTAAAAACATCAGGCGTACATTACAATATTACAGGATACACTACAACAGGTGGTGGTAATGTTGTATTTACATCAGGTAATATACCAACTAGCCCATCAGCTATACGTATCTTTCGCGATACAGATGTAGACAACCCAAAGGCTACATACACAGCAGGGTCATCAATTAAGGCAGCTGACCTAAACGATAACCAAGAACAAATACTGTTTGCTTCACAAGAAGAACAAAATCAAACAGTCATAACAAGTCGTATAAAAGACGGTGCAGTTACTACATCTAAAATAAAAAACGATGCAATTACAAATGCTAAAATAGCAGATAACCAAATTGATTCTGAGCATTATGTAGACGGTAGTATAGATACTGCACATATAGCTGACGGTAACATAACAACAGTTAAGATAGCTTTTGAAAATGTTACAACAGATAAGATAGCTGCTAATGCTGTTACAGCACCTAAAATTGCAGACAATGCTGTAGTAACAGATAACATTGTAAATGCAAATGTGACTACTGCTAAGATAGCTGATGGTAATGTAACTACAGCTAAGATTGCTAGTCAAGCTGTTACTAACGCTAAATTAGCTGGATTATCAGTAGCTACACCAAATATCATAGATTCAAATGTAACTACAGCTAAGATCGCAAACAGTGCAGTAACAACTGCTAAAATAGCTGACGCAAACGTAACATCTACTAAACTAGCTACAGGTGCTGTCACTGTAGGTAAATTAGATCAAAACTCTGTTAGAACAGCTGACATAATAGATGCTAATGTAACAGCTGCTAAATTAGCTACAGGTGCAGTAACCACAGCTAAACTAGACAACAATGCTGTAACATCAGCTAAAATAGCAACCAACGCTGTTACAACTGACAAGATAGCTGACAGCGAGCTTTCAACACTAGCTGGCATGCAGTCAACCACTGCGTCAAACCTAGCAAGTTCTACAGCTCTTACAGCTACTACAGCAGAGCTAAACCAGCTTGATGGTATTACACTTGAGACTGTTATTACTACAAACAGCAACACACGTATACCTACATCAAAAGCTGTAAACGACCTTGTATTGTCTGTAACAAACGCTCTTGGTGGTTTTGTAGCTATAGCAAACGAGACTAGCTTTCCAACAACTAACCCTGACCCAAGCAACAATGCTGGTACAGTTGTATCTATATCATCACTTGCAAGTGGTCTTGCAGTCAATAGTAGTGGTGTAGCAACTATAGCTAACGGTGCTGGTACAGGTAATACTGTTACTATAACTGGGTTTCCTAGCTCATTACATAGTCAGACATTGCCAGCAAGCAGCGGCCTTAATGTACAAACAACATCAACATTACACACATATACATTCCACAAACAGCTAGCTAGTGCAGCCGATATACAAGCTATCAGTGCAACAGTTAACTCATTCTCAAACAGATACAGAGTGTCAGCTTCTGCACCTACATCTTCTCTAGATGGTGGTGACTTATGGTATGATACAACTAATAGTAAGCTTATGGTTTACTCTAGTCAGAACTCTGCATGGGAAGAGTCAACAGCTATAGGTAACTTTTTTATATGTACAATATCTAGCTCATCTGCTACAGGTGGAGGAAGTGCAACACCAAATGGAACAGCTTACAGATTTACTATATCAAATGCACCTACCAGTGCACAGCAACTTCTTGTTAGCGTCGATGGAGTCATTCAGAAACCTAACAGTGGATCCAGCCAGCCAAGCGAGGGCTACGTTCTTGTGGGTAATGACATTATTTTTGGGGCCGCCCCTGCTAACGGTGCTAGCCTCTTTGTTACTGCCCTCGGGTCAACGGTCGGAATAGGTACACCAAGTAACAACACAGTTACAACAGCAATACTACAGAACGGATCAGTTACAACTGCCAAGATTGTAGACGCAAATGTTACGACTGCAAAGATTACAGATGCAAACGTAACGACAGCTAAGATTGCAGATAGTGCAGTTACATCTGCCAAAATTGCAGACGGAACGATTGTAAATGCTGATATAAATGCAAGTGCAGCGATAGATGTAAGTAAGCTATCAGGTGTTCTTCCTTTGGCTGGTGGTACTTTAGTTGGTAACTTAGCCATTACTAGAGAACAACCTATTGTTGCTTTTAATGATTCAACTGATAACCCAGATTATTATATAGGAAATATTGATGGATCTTTTCTAATTAGAGATACTACTAATAATGCAACCAGATTTACTGTAAATACCGATGGACACATTGACGTAGCTGGAAACTTAGACGTTGGTGCTGGTCTTGATGTAACAGGAAATATCACAGTGTCGGGAACAGTTGACGGTGTAGATATAGCTGCTCTTAACACAACAGTTGGTAACATTACTACTGACGTTGTATCTGACACAACACCACAGCTAGGTGGTACTTTAGATACTAATTCCCAAAATATACATTTTAACGACAGTTCTGAAGCACGATTTGGATCTGCTACTAATGGAGACATGGCTATCTTACATGATGGTACAGACTCTATTATTGATAATCAAACTGGTAACTTATTTTTAAGAAGTGGTAGTACACATCTTCAATCCTTAACTGGCGAAGATAAGATTGTTGCTGAAGCTGACGGAAAAGTAGAATTATATTATGATAACTCTAAAAAACTAAGCACCGAAACTTATGGTGTTAGTTTGCATGGATTATCATCATCTACTGCTGGTAACATTTTATATTACAACACATCTACAGGACAAGTTACATATCAATCACCTCCAACTGGTGGAATCCCTGCATCAGGTGGTACATTTACAGGAGATATTTCTGTAGATGGTGGTGCTGGTGCTATAAATGTTAATGGTGGTAGTGATATTAGATTTACAAATGGTAACTGGACAGGAGATGCAACTAAGATTCAACACCATAACGGTAGCCTTTACATACAAGGAGGTACTTCCAATAGTCATTCAATAATATTTAGAGATGATTCTGGATCTGATCGTTGGTTTATTGATGGTAGTGGACATTTTGTTCCCTCTGCAAATAACCAATATAATATCGGTTCTACAACTAACAGAGTAGCAAACGTATATGTTAATGACTTTCACATGTCAAACGAAGGACATAAAAATGATGTTGATGGTACATGGGGTGACTGGACAATACAGGAAGGAGAATCAGACTTGTTCTTAAAAAATAATCGTTCTGGTAAACAGTATAAATTTAATTTAACGGAGGTATCATAATGTCTATTTTTATAGGTGGTACTGGTGGAAGTAATGAGTTTCATGATTATGAAGAAGGAACCTTTAGTACTAGCTTACCTAATGGTGGAAGCATAAACCAAAGTTATGCAACATACATAAAGTTGGGTCATATGGTATTTGCTAATTTTTATATATACAATATCCAACCTCCTAGCAATAACAGCGTTTTTTACGTAGGTGGACTTCCATTTACTTGTGATGGTACTTCACATGGTTTTGGTAATTTTGCTTATACAGGAGGTAGTGGTATGTCAAACGTAAACCTTATGCCTATAGTAGAACTTAATCAGAGCCGTATGTATTTTCATAGGCAAGATGGTACTACAGCAGCTTGGACTAATAATCAACAACGAAGCACTAACTGGAATCAGGCATTTATTATAGGCTGTGTGTACAGAACAAACTCGTAACTATGACATTAACACAAATAAATAAGGCTGGTCTAGACGAGTTAGCTCTCGACCATGTCTTTACAATAGGTGCTAGCGGTTCTAGTGCCTACACATTTCAAGGAGAAGGGTTGAATGGCACTGTCAACAACCCTACTCTTTACCTTACAAGAGGTAAAACGTATAGATTTGAGAACGGCTCAGGCGGTCATCCTATACGTATACAAAGTACATCTGGAGCAAGCGGTACTGCATACAACACTGGCGTTACTAACAACGCTGGTAGCGGTACAGTTATTGTAGAAGTACAACACGATGCTCCTGATGTTTTATACTATCAGTGTACCAGTCATGCAGCCATGAACGGTATACTATATATTACTGGTGCACTAGCAGACAACGGTGTAACTACAGCTAAACTTGCAAATAATGCAGTTACATCAGCTAAGATTGCAGATAGTAATGTTACAAATGCTAAATTAGCTGGTGATATTCCAGCAAATAAACTTCAAGTTAATGATGCTCATATCATTATTGGGGATGCTAGTGCTGACGGTACACTACAAACTTTAAGTGGTGATGTATCTATGACTAGAACTGGTGCAGTTACCATAGCAGATCAAGCAGTAACCCTAGCCAAACTAGAACACGGTACATCATCTAACGATGGTAAGTTCTTACGTGCAAACAACGGAGCAGACCCTACGTTTGAGACTGTAAGTACAGACTTAGTTGCAGATACAAGTCCACAGCTAGGCGGTGCATTAGATACTAATGGTAATAATATTAATTTTGGAGATAGCACTGGTGGTGGATCAGATGATAGATTAACTTTTGGAGCTAGTCAAGATTTGCAGATTTATCACAATGGATCTCATTCTAGGATTGTAGATGAAGGAACTGGTAAATTACAGTTAGGTTCAGATACAGAAATTGAAATATTAAATGGCTCGTTTAACGAGACTATGGCTAAGTTTACACCAAACGGAAACGTAGAGTTGTATCACGATAACACTAAAAGATTTTCAACCAGTAGTGCAGGCTTTAATCTTAAAGAGGCTAACAATACTAGATTGTCATTTACATACGGCAGTAATTTAGTATTTATAACAGCTAACCAAGGTAACGAAGTAAAGTTTTCATGTGGTAATGGTGATGCTAATGGTATTGAATTTTGGGATTACTCAGGTGTAAACAAACGCTGTCAGATAGATGCTGAAGGTATTAAATTTAATGCTGACACCGCAGCAGCCAACGGACTTGACGACTATGAAGAGGGCACATGGACTCCTACTATACAAGGCCCCGGCGGGACAGGAACTCATGGTGCTGGTAATGCTGGTTTTTATACAAAAATTGGAAATACTGTTCATGCTCATGCAACTATTCATTGGACAGCTATAAGTGGAACTACAAATGGTGTTGTAGTAGTTCTTGGTTTACCTTATGCAACTAAAAATGCTTCTCATTATAGATCAACCTCATTAATGGGAGGTCAAGTAGTTGGTGTTCATAATGGTGCTAATGCTGCTATGAATATAGGTATAGGAGTTGACGCTAACCAATCTTTTGCATATATAACAGGAATAAATGGATCAAGTACAGCAAGTTATAACTACACACATCAACCAACTGTAAATAGTACTGGACATATCTTTGGATTTGCACTAACTTATCTAACAAATTAGACCGAGCTACGTCTATAAACTAAGCCTAAACCTGTTTTAATCGGAGATTAATCCTAATGGCATTGAGTGAATCAATCGAATACGACAAGATAGAAGTTGTCGGTCAATACAAAACGGTGCAAGTCCGTAAAGCAACAGTCATCAAAAAAGATGGCAAAGAACTAACAAGATCTTTTGAAAGATATGTATTAACTCCAGATACAGATCTAAGTTCAGGATCTGAACCAAACGAGGTCGTTGCAGTATGTAACGCAGTCTGGACAGCAGAGGTAAAAGCAGCATGGAAAGCTTACCAAGAATCAATCTCCCTCCCACAGTCAGAATAGAAACCCCTTCTTTACCTCTCCCTACAGGAAATGTTCCCTCATATCAACCTTTGGTCGTACCTCCGCAAGATTTACGAAGACCCGAAGGTACAAAGGAGGTGCAAACA